ATACGGCTTCTCCGATCATTGATTTACTATTTAGTGTATTATAAATATAATTAATATGGCTGAGAATAGCAAAATAGAATGGACACATCACACCGCCAACCTCTGGCACGGCTGCACAAAAGTGCATGCAGGTTGTGACAACTGTTATGCGGAAACCCTTTCACACCGGTGGAACCGCGATATCTGGGGTAACGACAAGCCTCGGATGGAGATCAAATCCGTATGGAATGATCTGAAACGATATCAGAAGATGGCGGCGGAAGCCGGTGAGATCCACCGTGTCTTCGTTGGCAGCATGATGGACATCTTTGAGAAGCCAATGCCAATCGTCGACAGCAAAGGGGAGTACGGTTATGACGCAAGCGACGGCAGTCCGATCACATTCGATCATCTCCGGGACCGGCTTTTTGAGGAGGTGATCCCGAACTCACCTAACCTAATGTTCCTGCTCTTAACAAAGCGTCCATCCAATATCGCGAAATATGTCCCAGCTGAGTGGCTGAAGAATCCGCCGGCGAATGTAATGTATGGAACAAGTCCGGTGAATCAGGAGACTTATGATAACCTGGTTAATCATCTGCTGAAAGTTCCGGGACAGCATTTCCTGAGCATGGAACCTCTGCTCGGCGATGTTACCTTAAAATCATACTGCAAGGTTTGTGATACTCTACTTATTCAAGGAATGGGAGCAAAATGCGGCTTCTGTCAGAATCCTACCATCACGCCTGACTGGATAATTGTTGGTGGCGAAAGTGGGCATCATGCGAGGCCAATGCATCCGAGGTGGGTGAAATCTATCCGTGATCAATGTAAGATGTGGGAAGTGCCTTTCTTCTTTAAGCAATGGGGCGAACATATTCATCATTCCCAGGCAGAGGAAGTTCAGAGAAAGAATATCAGGATGATTGAGGATAGCAAAGATTATTGGTATTTCAAACCAGGAAAGAAAGAAGCTGGTAGAGTGCTGGATGGCGCTATCCACAACGAGTTTCCTAAGTAAATCAAAAAGCAAGTAGTATGTGCGAAGAAATGAAAATGCCTTGCGTATGCGACTGTGGCAACGTGTTCGATCTCCATAGCGGCTTTGGATCGCTGGAATATGGCAGCAATGTCGTTATCTGCTTACAGTGCTATGCCAATCAAAAGGCTCGGGAAGACCTGCGAGAGAATATCCAGGATCTTCAGATCGAGATGGACAATACAGGTAAAGGCCGCAAGCGCGAGATCGCGAAGCTGCGGAAAGAGTTGGATAAACTCGGCGGACCGCTGAATGACTTTTAATCATCACTTATAAACAAGTAAACCAACAATCAATGATAGAAGCACATCCGCTCGACTGGCCGATAGGCTATAAGCGCACAAACCGCCGATCGTATTCGCAGTTTAAGCAAACCATGGAGCGCGCTCAGCAGTTCCTCCGCGAAGAAATAAAGCGCCTTGGCGCAACTGGACTAATCATCTCCTCAAATGTTCCTGTCCGCCAGGACGGAGGCTTATATGCGGACTGGATGAAGCGAAAGATCGAGGATCCAGGCGTAGCGATATTCTTCCGGTACCGGGATAAGGAGATCACTATGTGCTGCGATCAGTACGAGCGGGTTTGGGAAAACGTGTATTCCCTGGGTAAGACTATAGAAGCAATCAGGGCCATCGAGAGGTACGGCGCTTCTGAATTCATGGATCGAGCCTTTACCGGCTTTACAGCGCTTCCGCCGATTAATACCCCGGCAAGGCGGGATATCTGGCAGGTATTGGGTTTGACATCACGGCCTGCCGATTTTGAAGTTGTGAAATCATCGTACCGACAATTAGTCAAGCAGCATCACCCGGATGCACCAGGTGGGTCGAAAGAATCCTTTCAGGAGCTGCAAGCCGCGTATGAAGAAGCGTACAAAACCTTTAATTAAATATCATGAGTAACACACAACCCCGCTACTATGTGCTGAAGCCGGTAAGCGAAAAGCCGGAGAAAGATGGATGGTACTTTGTCCGTTTTAAAGGCGATAAAAACACGATGCAATTCTATGTGTATAGCGATTTTCGCGGCTGTTTTCTTGACCTATTTGGCGACAGTATAAACAAGCACTTACACGACTACCTCTGACAGATTTTAAGCACAGGGCCGTTCTCCTTCCCGCTTCCGAACCAAAGGCAACTTGCTCCACCCGATGCGACTATCCTAAATGTACACTGGCTGGCTGCGTTGACAGAGGCTTTCTAGAGAAGTCGATCTATGACCATGATGGCAGGTTGTATACCCGAGAAGAGTTGCTTGCAGAAGTGGAGAAGGCGTGGGAGGCAGCAAGATGCTGGATGCCATACGGAGATACGCCCTATGCAGCCAAAAAACAATACCTGAAACAAAACTTCAACCACGATCTATGAACGAAGAATCATTTGTTTGTGATGATTGTAAAAACAAGATCACGGTAAAACAGAAATGCCACCCAGACCTGAACATTTGCAACGATTGCATTGGGAGCTACGAGAATGAGACAGGACATTGTGGGGCAGTCTGTAGAGTAACTGGAGTCTGTGATGAAGAGTGTTGATCATTCGCCCTCACAGGAACAGAACTAAACGTTAACCTTTAATTTTCAGCATGGCATCAAAATTCAGTGAAACAAAGGAGTTCTATGATCTTGTAAAAGAATTCGAAAAGATTTTTTCTCACTACCGATTGAATAAAGAGTCGAAGGAATTGTATAGTCGTGAGCATTTTTATCAAGACGGTGACACTAACAGGGCATTTATTGCATTCATGAATGGATACCAGCTGGCTAAATCAATTTATCAATGAATCAACAACTACAGGAAGCGGCTGAGAAGTATGCCTTGTCAACCGGGAACCACCATGACAGAATATCCTTCCTCGCCGGAGCAGCCTATATGCAGGGGCAGAGAGCAGGGGTATGGAAATCTGGGCGACCATTAATACAGAATCAGTGTTACTTCGTGAAAGCATCGTCCTATGATCGGGAATATGGAGCATGGTCTATGTTTCATGCTGGTAGATTCGATATAGAGGATGAGGATAATGAAGTTATCGAATGGCTTGACGAATCCGAAACCCCCACAACTGGAACAACCCATATCCCAGGATCTTATCAAACAGACCCTATCGGACAAATGGCGCATAATCCAATCACCGAAGAGATGGCCCGCAAACACGCAGAAGAATCCATCAGGGACTATGATGCATCTTATAACGGGTTTATCGCAGGCTTTGAGGCGGCATCTAAAGACAAGGCGGCGTTTGCGGAGTGGATTGCGCGGAATTATTCCCCATCTGAAATAAAAGGAATAAGGCTGTGGAGGGATAGTGCCTGTCAATACTTTGCCACGGAATATCTGTATGGTGTGTTCTTAAAACAAAAAACCTAAATCATGTGTAAATGCGAAAATATTGAGATCGGCACTTACGGCAACCAGGTTATTCTTACGCCGCTACCTCCCCACATGAAGGAATATAAAGCGAAAGCCGGAGGATATCCAGACTCTATCTGCGTGGATACCTGTCTTGCAGAGGAAGTTAAAGAACTCTGGGGGCTTGGAATCACCACAACCGGATGTTGCTGCGGTCATAACAAACTGGCTGGATTTATTGGGGTCATTGATTCGGATATCCCTAAAATGAAGGAAATGGGATATAAAGTAGGCTTCAATCAATGCAGACCTGACGATGAAGATTCTTTTATACCGAAAACTATCTTAAACGATTAGGAATTACTAGGAAACAAACTTTAACTCAATATCAACATGAAATCAATCTTCGCAAGAAACGTGCGCTACCTAAGAAGAAAGAACAAGATGACCGTGGAAGAGCTCGCTGCATCTTGTAATACAACTGTATCAGCTATCAGAAGCTATGAGGATGGAAGAGCTATGCCGAGAATGGACAAGATACCGGAGATGTGTGAAGCATTGAAGTACTATGATGTGATCGCTATGATCAAAGTCGATTTGATGAAGCATGATGTCAACTTCGGTGTGATGGGCTATGAGAAGATGATCGCATCATTTCGGCAGATACAGTCCATTATAGCAGGTGCTATACCAATCGGCTAAATTCATTCGCGTCGAGTAGCTAACATACTTGCATTAAGTTTCCAGAATGGGTTTGCGATTGCGCATACTCTTCTCAGTGTGCATAGGTTTGTATTGCTTTTAACCCATTATGCAATACGCGCTCGAACGGAAACAATACATACTGCTTGGCAGGCTGGTGGCATCGCGCTATCCAGGCATTGCCGACGAGCTGTTAACCCCGCTCAATGAACAAGAGGCCAGAGACTCCGATCTTAGCCGCTTAGCGTCTTATTTCATCTCCTTCTTCGAACTACAATCATTTAACCCCGAGGATTATCGCGGGCCATCTCAGAAGAATAGTTTTCAGTCAGAGATGCGCCGGGTATTCGTCGGGGTTATGTTGCATTATTACTGCCCCACTGTTTTTAAGCACAACAAAGACATATCCTGCCTGCCTTACGGATTCGTAAGGAGTTTGAGCCGTGTATTGAATATCGGGCAGGCAAGCAGCTCCAGATTGATTCAGGAGGTGATTGTGCTGCACAGGGCATATGATGAGTTTGAGCAGAAGGTGAGTGATATGTTAAAACGAATGACCGCATGACGGAGAAGCAGCGACTATACTGTGACAATCTGCTTATCCTGAATAATTCGGTTGAAGCGGCCCGTCGAGCTGGCTACTCAGAGCAATCAGCGCTCAAGGCTTCTCATAACTGGATTCGGGAAACGCGTGAGGCGAGCTTATATCCGGAGATGTTCGACTATGTGCAGAAGAGAAGGGAGAAGCTGTCCAAGTCTTATGAAGTGACGCAAGATAGGCTGGTAGCTGAGTTGGCAAAGATCGCATTCACCGACGTGAAGGACCTGTATAACGAAGATGGATCTCTGCTCGACATTAAAGACCTGCCAGCCGCAGCCGCAGGCGCGATCGGCGGTATAGAATACCAGAAGTTGCCCGGTAAGAAACAGGGTGTATTGCACAAGATCAAGCAGCTGAACAAGATTGATGCAATAAAGACGCTCAACCAAATGCTTGGCTTTAATGCACCGGAGAAGGTAGAGGTCGAATCCAACGTATCCTTCCTGGATCTGCTTAAACAAACATCAGTACCTAAAACCGCAAAACGAAGTGGCAAGAAACAGGCTCGCAAAAAGCGTGGACGCAGATAAAATCTTTGCCCGCTGGCGCGCGCCTGGTGGATGGAAGCTGTTTGCACGAGAGGTGCTGAAAGTTAACCTGGACCCTGAGCAGGAGTCGATATTGGACTCCTGTCAAGCGAATAAGATGACCTCTGTTGTGTCTGGTACCGGTCGCGGTAAGGATTATACAGCGGCCGTTGTAGCTCTTTGTTTTTTATATCTCACCCCTCGTTGGGATAAGGACGGTAAGTTAATAGCGAACACGAAGATCGCTTTAACAGCGCCAACTGACCGGCAGGTAGGCAATGTGATGATCCCGGAGATTACGCGGATTTACCAGAACGCGATCACGAAGCTTCCCGGCCGGTTGGTTGGTTATGATATCCGGATGGATGATAAGGAGTGGTTCCTTACGGGCTTCGCAGCCGATCCCCACCGCCCTGAAGTATGGGCGGGCTTCCATGCCGTGAACACGATGTTCATCGTCACAGAGGCTTCCGGTGTAGCTGACCTGGTGTTCAAGGCGATTGAAGGTAACCTGCAGGGCGATTCAAGGATCCTGATCATCTTCAACTTCAACCATACGACAGGATATGCCGCAGATAGCACACGATCACCGCGATGGAATAAGATCAGGCTGAACAGCCTCAATGCGCCGAACGTGAAGCAGAAGAAAATCATTATACCCGGTCAGGTGGATTATGAATGGGTGAAGGATAAGGTAGACAACTGGTGTGTGATGATCGACAAGAGCGATTATAACGTCCTGGAGGGTGACTTTGAGTTTGAGGGAAATTGGTACAGGCCGGATGATGAGTTCCGTAAGAAGATCCTGGCATTGCCGCCGAAAGTGTCAGAGGGTGTGTTGGTGCCGGCTGAATGGATCGATCTCGCATTCGAACGATGGAAGCATATGCAGTCAGGGAAGATTACCATAGCGAGCGGCCAGGTTATGGTTGAGAAAGAAGTACCGATGAATACAAAGCAGCTAAGGCTTGGCGTTGACGTGGCGGGCATGGGTCGGGATAGTTCAGCCTTCTGCCACCGTTATGGGAACTACGTCGACAAATTCGAGATGATGCAATCGGCTGGCAAGGCTAATCACATGGAGGTGGTGGGGAAGGTGAAGAACATCATTAAAGCCGGTATGGATGACTTCAGGGGGTTGAAGCCAAAAGCCTTTATAGACACGATCGGCGAAGGTGCAGGTGTTTATTCGCGGTTGCTCGAGATGCCAGAGGAGAAGAAGGCTGATAGCTTCCTTACCGGTGCCATCTTCTCAACGAAGTATTCAGAGAAGGCCGAACGAGATCAGCAACCTCTTAAAGATTACACTGGCATATATGAGTTCTTAAATCTTCGGGCATACTTATACTGGGCAATCCGGGATTGGTTGAATCCAAACAACAAGAACGCTGCAGCATTGCCGCCTGATGAAGAACTCAAGCAGGAATTAAGTCAGACTAAATGGGAGTTCCTGAGTAATGGCAAGATTAAGATCGAACCCAAAGAGGAAATTAAAAAACGACTTGGCAGGTCCCCTGATAAATCAGATGCCCTGGCCAACACATTCGATCCTGAACCTGACTATGATCCAACACCTAAGAAAACAAAAAACATCGCAAACTTTTTCCATTAAATAAACGATCATGGAGCAAGCAGATTTCGACTTACTGGTAGGACAGCCAGACGAATTGATCAAGCAGATACAGGCAGCTAAGCCACCGAGGGATATAGCTACCTATCAGAAACAATACGATCCCAAGCAGCATGATATCTATGATGGCGCTAAACGTCCTGATAAGATCATTGAAAAGGACGGTGGATCCTCAACGGTATCAGTCGCAAGGCTTGGCATTCCCTTTCAAAAAAAGATCGTTACGCTGGGTGCGGCTATATTGACCGGTAACCCGGTACAATTGATGGCTACCCCGGCTGATGAATCTCAAACGACCTTCCTGGAGGCGATCAAGCGTATATGTCACGATAACAAGACATCGTACAAGGATGGTCAGCTCGTTGAATACATGTCTTCCGAGACAGAAACAGCCGAACTGTGGTATGCTGAGAAGTTAGGGCCGCTCGATATCAACTATTGGGCTGGCACCGTGAATGAAAAGGGTGCTGCGAAGTTCAGATTACGCATGAAGGTCCTCTCCAATCAGGATGGAGACGGATTATATCCCGTATTCAGCTCTACCGGAGACATGATCGCCTTTGCCCGCACATACGTCGTTAAGGTGGGCGATAAGAACGAAGAACGTTGCGATATCTACACAGCTACCAAAACGCTGAAGCTGGCTAAAACAGATGGCTGGGTTATCATAGCAACGGAAGTTAATTTTTTTAATAAGATTCCAATAATCTACTACAGCCAGCCCCGACCAGATTGGTGGGATGTGCAGGACCTTATTGATCGATTCGAGAAGGTCAACAGCAACCATGGTGATACTAACGATTACTTTGGCTCTCCGCTGATCTTCGTGGAAGGAAAAGTGACTGGATTTGCTGGCAAAGGTGAACAGGGTAAAGTGCTGCAAGCAGAAGGTGGCGCAAAGGCTTCCTATCTGACATGGAATTCGTCACCAGAGTCGGTAAAGATGGAGTATACCAACCTGAAGTCACTAATCCACTACTTCACCGAAACACCTGAGATCAGCCTTGAGCAGATGGCTAACATTGGCGCGTTCTCGGGAGCTGCCATGAAGTTCCTGTTCCTTGGAGCGCACCTGAAGGCGGCACAGAAGGAAAGAATCTTTGGTGAAGGCGTGCAGCGTCGTATCAACTTCCTGAAAGCCGCACAAGCCACTATCAACATCAGCACTGCTGAGGCTTCTGCGATGACCATTACACCTAAGTTCGAATACTATCTGCCAAAGAACGAAGAAGAGTTGATCAACATGTTGTCAACCGCAACGGGAGGCAAGGCAAGCATGAGCCAGAGAACAGCCGTATCTGCCAATCCTTACGTATCGAATGTCGACGCGGAGATGGCGGAGATTGAGAAGGAGGAAGGCACTGTCGTAATGGACGAAATTTAAGCACATGAATAAACTTACATCCAGCCAGCGGGCTTTTGCTGAAGAGCGGTTCCGGGCCGAAATGAAGCCGATCACTGATGGTCTCGATAAGTATGATGTCAGGACCAACGCGGACGCAGACAGGATCCTGCATTACGCCGTCCTGCTCTTTACGAAGCATCAGGGCATGAAGCCTGCCAGGATCGTTCGAAAGACCGCTGAACATTTCAAATTAAAACTTAAGCAACATGGCTAATGATCGTATCGAGAAGTTCCAGCGCGTGACTAAGCAGCTTCACGCTGATTACGTCATTGAATCAGCTCACCAATTTGAGCAGATCATCGATCATTTGATCGCGGAAGTAGGCCGCGTACCTGAGCCAACGGACGAAGGGCTTATTGCCAGCGCTGTAGATAAGTTTGCGCTTGTTCCCGACGCTGAAAAACCTGCCTGATGCCAAACCTTCACCAGAAATATGAGGCGAAAAAAGCCAGGCTGATCGCGTCTATTAACAGACGGATTCGGCGCATCTATAAAGAAGGCTTACAGGAGGTATCCATTACGCTTCAGACAGTTCGATACAACGGCAAGGACTTCCGGCTTAAAGACTATCCCGTACTCAACAAGAAAGTGAAAACCGTCGTGAAGGATATGAATAAAAAGGTCTACGCTGTTACCGTCAACGGCCTCGATGCATCCTGGAAGCTGGCCATGGAGAAAAACGACGTGTTGGTTGAGGAGCGTTTGAAGGAGAGTAGGCTAAGGAAACGGGTTGCCCAAACCATATTCGACCCCAATGCCCAAGCGATCGACCGTTATATCGACAGAAGGGATTTTGGGCTTAAATTAAGCGATAGGATCTGGCACAATGTCGAACCCTTCAAGGATGAAATGGAGCGTCAAATTGGGTCTACAATTGCTAAGGGTCGGTCAACCAAAGAAGCCGCGAGGGATCTCAAAAAACACCTCCTTGAACCTAACCGTGAAGAGAGATATATCTACCGGAATGGGAGGCGCGTCCTATCACCCGAAACATTAGCATATAATCCCGGCCGGGGTATCTACCGTAGCAGCTATAAGAACGCTTTTCGCGTTGCCCGCACTGAAACAAACATAGCTTACCGGACCGCTGATCATGAGCGATGGAAAACGATGCCATTTGTGAAGGGAGTGGAGATAAAGCTATCCGCTTCTCACAAGCACTATGATATCTGTGATCAGTTGAAGGGCGTGTATCCTAAGGGCTTCAAGTTCGTTGGATGGCACCCTCAGTGCCTATGCTATGAAATCCCGCAGCAAGTAAGTGACAAGGAATTTGAAGCCATGGAGGACGCTATCCTCTCTGGTGAAGAATTGCCTGATGAACCAAAGGGGTCGATTAAGAAGGTCCCGAAGGCGTTTGATAATTGGATTGAAGAAAACCGGGAGAGAGTGAAGGGGTGGAGGAATACTCCGTATTTTATGAGGGATAATCCGGATTATTTGTAGGATACGGTATACTATGAATTATTTGCTGCCATCCACCCGGCAATGTTCGCCCAATGTTCAGAACTAGTTTACGTATCTCCTTGGATTTTTCAAGAGAATACCCCATTAAAAAGAAGTGACGCAATATCTCGTCCTTTGAAGCCTCTTTCCATTCCGCTTCGAAGTTACTTTCCTTATCAGCTTTCTTTAACCTCCACTTGCCATTGAAAGCGGCAGCTTTAACTAAACCCTGGATTGAGTCGTTGGTCATAAGTTTTTTTTAAAATGAGCTCCAGTTATCTCTTTACTCCCTTCTTCAAATGTAAAGATTATTCAGGCAATAAAGCACACTTGTAACAGTGTGCTTCAACAAAGTTTTTAAGCGCCTTCCTGCTCAATACTTTCACATCAACAAAAGCTCTTTACACTTATGCTTGACACTTTCAAGGCGCGACTAAAAGCCAAATCAAAGGCTTTAGGAGCGAACCTTTCCCAAAAAAGGATAGACGCACTCGCGGATAGACTACACAAGAAAAACCCCGATCTCACAGAAGAAGCAGACCACGACGAACGCATTGACGACCTCAACGACTTAACGCCGCTGAAGGATATCGCCAAAACGGACGATCAGTTAAGGACTTTGTCAGCAAAGCCCAAACCCAAATCTGCACCTGAAGAGGTAGAGGACGAAGAAGAGGAGGAAACTGAAGACGAACCAGTGCAAAACAAAAAGAAACCAAAAGTGAAGAAAGAAGAGGAGATGCCCGCATGGGCAAAAGCACTGTCGGACCAGGTTACCGCCCTCAGCAAAGAAAAAACAGCTACATCAATGCAGGCCAAGTTGGCCGAGAAACTCAAAGACAAGGGCATACCTGCAAGCTATTACAAGCGCATTGCCTTGCCAGAGAAAGAGGAGGAACTCGACGACTTCGCCACTCAGCTTGAAACGGATTACACCGAATTCAAGCAGGAGCAGATCAATGCTGGTCTGATGACAGCTACCCCACCGGTAACCGGTGACTTCAAGGGAAGTCAAGCAACAACAAAAGTACTGGATGATTCCATCAAAGCATGGGCAGACAGTAAGAAAGAGTCAACCACAGAAAAAGCGAAATAATTTCTTTTCAATAAAAAAGCGAAAACAATGGATTTACAGCCTAAAAGGACTGTTGCCGCTGGTGATAGCCAGGTTTGGCAAAGGGTTTATGAAACCTCTCAGGGCGGATTTGCTCTGAACACTACCGGCCTGACAACACTTGCCAGCACTGCAGTACTTAAGGCAGGCCTGCCGGTTGGTTTTGACGAATCAACCCGTACGGCAAGAGTGGTGAAGATAGCGGTGCTGCATGCGAATGCTGCCAACAACGCAACCGTGTACCAGGTTAAGAAAGGCCACAACTTCATTATCGGTGAACACATGGGCGCAACCGCAGGATCTGCGGCCTATACGATCACCGCGATTGATACATCCAACGC